AACTACTTTTTTTAGTGCTTTACCTAGTTTTTTAAGAAATCCAAACTCTGCCATACCTGTAATAGGATTGATAGACATACCATCGCCAACTGTATACTGATTAGGATCTAAGCCTACAGCTATCATTTCTTGTTTGATTGTTTCTTGTGTTTCAGGAGAAAGCACTGGTGGTACTACCATCTCTCCTGGTGCTACGTGGGCAAGCATGGTGTCTTCTCCTCTACCTAGACCTGCTATACCGCCTGGATTTTCAATATCTATCATGCTCAATTCATTCCTCATTACATTTTAGCCAAAATACTAATAAGTATCTATTACCTGATTCTACCGCTAGTCCCCTGTGCATATGCGTAAAACTAGGAAATATTAGAGCGTGGCCAGTTGGTAATGGCTCGACTGTACCACGTTTTAAAAATTCAGTTCCGCCACCTTGGTAATCGCCTGTGTTAAGAGGCACTACCATACTTATATCAGCACTTGCATCGTGATGCCAAGCACCTTGTTTTTTATCCCTTAAATTATAGTTGGCTATTTGTATACCACCGCTATCTACGTGTCTATTCCAAATATTCAAAAATATAGGATTTCCTATAGTATATATCGTTTGCATCAAAGATTGAAAGATTTGTGGACAATTATCTTGAAAAGTTATTTCTGGTATTTGTCGCAAATCATCTTCTTCAGGGTTTGGATTGAACCCATAATGCCTTTCTAAATTGTGCATTTCGTCTAATAAGACACTACAAAACTTCTCTGAAAAGAAAGGCACTGTGTAAACATCTTTTAATGGTTCTTGTATTATTTTGTCTAAAGCTGTGTCTTTTCTGTCTTTTACACCACTTTCTTCGTAAAAATCTACTATAGGTTGTATAGAACTTTTTACAGCATTTAAAGTTTCTTTTTGAACATACCAATCACTTGGATACATAAGTAAAAGGTTTTTTGGTTGATATATTATTTGTTCTGCTACATTAATCATATATTTATCGTTATATCACCGTTGGTTTTTATAGAAACTTTACCTACATCAGATGTCATTTCAAAACCTTGTGGTAGAGATCTTTCGCCAATATCTACCCATTTATTACCTGTATATACTTGTAAAACGCCAACAGTGGTATTCCAAATAATACTACCAGCATTAAATTGTAAAGTATTTTTTTCTGCGTCACTAATCTGTCTTACATTATCTAAATCAACAGCACCTAAATTTATTTCTAAAATTCTTACTAATCTGTTGAAAATATCTGAAGTAACCTGTTCAGAGGCTAGTGGTAGTTGAGTTTGTAATATTTTACTCATCGTTTACCGTCTGGTTTTATATCTATTCTTGTAGCTCCTAACCGCCACCCAATAGACAAATTACCATCATTAGTTGCATCATCGTCTGATTCAAAGCGTAAAGCCATTTGCCTTGATCTACTGCGTACAAAAACTTGTTGTGTAGATGAAGTTATAGCACTTGTAGAATTTGTGGTTAAGCTGTCACCAGGAAAATTACGTGTTTTTAACACAACATTAACGTTGCCATTATTATCATCTTGTATAAATTTATAATCTGGTATTATTCTTTTAATAAAACTAAACTGTTCGCCATCACCAATATCCATATCTGAGCTTTCTATAAAAACATTTGTCATAGGTGAGCCGTCATCATTGAATCCTTTTTCTTGTTGAAATAGATAACTATTGCCTACAGCTCTTGGATAATTCTCTATACCAGCATCTAACCAAGCTGTTCGCACAAGTTGACCATAAAACCATATATTTTCTGCATAGTTGTAAATTACATACCTGTCTATTTCAGATGAGCTAGATGAACAATAGAACCAACCTACCTCGTTTTTATCTGCTATTGTAAAAGCATGAATTTTAAAAGATTGTGTTAAATTTATATCGTTAAATACATAATTATGAACGGAACATGGTAAATGTTGCACAGATCCGTTATAAACATAAAAGTTGTTATAACTCATCCAATACACGCCTTGTGGTGCAGTTACAGCAGCTTTTGGACCTACTAAACCTACACCTTCATTAATTAAATTAATACCAAATGTAAATGGTGGTCCAATAAATTGCATACTATATAATGAAGTGTCAGTCCAAACTAATATTTCTTGTCTAGCCTTAACTCCACCAATAATTGCAGAACCGCTAGATAATCTTAATGACCCAGCAGTATTTGTTGTTAGTGGCTCAAAATCTAGTTCATTTTCTTGGTCACTAAATGCAATTAACATTGGATCTATACTTCCTGTTCTAGACGAACCTGAAATAGGATCTGCACCTAAAACTATTAAATGTCTATCTTTTTCTGATGTTATAACTTGTAAACCAACAGTTGGTACTAAATTAGCTCCAGATATACCTGACAGCTCTACTGCTCTCGTGCCTACACCATTGTTTTCTGTCCACTTATATATTCCACCAGCTCTAGGATTAATAATTAAATCTTCACCATAATTATCATGCGACCAAATTCTTAATTGATTTGTTGCATCTAACGCACTTGTACTACCAAAAGATCCTGCTCCCCAACCGTCTATACCCCAACCTGTACCAGGAACGAAAACATCTAAACCTACATTTATTTGATAGGCACCCACAACTGAAGATCCACCATTACCGCTATCTGAAGCATTAGCAGTAACAGTTGCACCAGATGTGTCTTTAGCTTCTATGGTGTAACTATTAGCATTTACTATGGTTGCTATTTGATACTCTTGATTCAAAACAGCAGCTGTAATGTTGCCTCCTAATGAAGAAGCACCACTAAATGTTACAAAATCATTTTGCACAGCACCATGGGCGGTATCTGAAACAGTAATAGTAGCGTCACCATTTGTTGCAGAAAAGGTTACATCACCTGCCGATGTTGTTAATCTAATAGGAGTAATGTCGTTAAATACTGTACCACTTTCTATATAATATTTAAGGTGTGTGCCTATGCCTAAATATTTCGTGCCACTTAATGATATCCAACCGTGTAATGCTCTAGCTGTTCCTAAATATGTAGAAGATGATAATTTTTCCCAGCCACCAAACTTTTCTGGTCGACCTTTTCTAAAACGAACTAAATTACAATCAAACCAACCACCTTCATTATCGTAAGCGGTACCCTCGCGGTTTATACCTGGTCGAAAAACTAATTTTTGTAAAGGCATTTATACCTCAGTCCAATCTTTACTTTTAAATAACAAAGATTCACTTTTTCTTCTTTTTACCAAACCTTCATTAACTACACCATTTACTTTATTCCAACGTTTTATTTGTTCTGGTACATTTTCATAGTCACCAGCATTAAGAACTTTTAACAAAGTTGATGACTTTAAATTAGTTGGACCTAAGTTAAAAACCCAAGATACTAAAGCATCAAATTCATTTTGTTTTAATGGCACTTTAACCAAGTCATTTATATATCCTTCGTATTCTTTTAATTCATGTGCTAATAAATCTTCAGCCTCTTGCATGGTAATTGACATATCATCCTTTACAGGACTGCCATCTATAAGCTTTAGGCTTCCGTATCCTATTGTAGGTTTGTTTGCAGGGCATCTGTACGACACTGCATTACCGTTTTGATCTTTTGGGCAGCCCTCATAGTGTTTTATAAGCGTAACGCCTTCCTGTGATATTTGCATTTTACTCTCCTTTGTTGGGGGTGTGAGATGCTCCGAAATAAAACGAAATAATTGCACTCGCTAATCCTCCTAAATAGCCAAGCACTAAATTAATTAAAGCTTCGCTGTTTTGCTCTGGTGGTTGTAGGGTAACTAAAAATATATATCCCAAAAAACCACCAATCGTAAATAAACCTATAATTCTAGCAGTCCAGTCTTTACTAAACATGCCTCTAGCATTCTGTTTATCTGCTACTTCTAATTTAAATACATCAACGTCAAGTTCTTTCATTTGTACTTCAAAGTCTTGCTCTGCTTTTTTAAGTTCTAACATTTGCTCTGGAGTTGCATTTTGTATGGCTTGTTGTATAGATTTTTGGTCGTTTGATACACCTAATACCTCTGCAATTTTACCCATAGCCATGTTACCAAGCGGTCCTCCCATAGCAGAGCCTAGTGTCGGTGCTACTGCACCAACTATATTTTTAAGTAATCCTTTCATATTAAAAACCTCGTGAGTACTGCAATTCCAATAGCACCAATAAATCCAAAGACACCAAAAGTTGCAGCTTTTATGGTTGAATTTATATAGGTAATTTCTTGTTTTATATCAGAAAACTCGTTAAAAGCAGTTTTCCAACGTTCATGAGATATGGTTTCAAGCTTTGTAAGCCTTTCTGCTACATCATTAACTGTCATTTTTTTATCAATCATTTTGTAACGTATATATTTTAACTGGTTTTGCCTTGCCTTTTACAAAAATACTTTCAAGTTCTTTCAATACAATTTGATCACTGAAGTCACTTGCACTGATAGTATCATAACCTATAACAATATCTTCTCCAACTTCCTTTGTTGAGCTCTCTAGTCTCGCTGCTAAATTTACAGCATCACCTATAGCAGAATAATCAAATCTAGTTTCACTACCCATGTTACCAACCACAGCATATCCAGTATTAATACCAATACCTATTTCTACACCAAGATTTGCTTTTTTAAATTTGTCTTGTATATCTTGTGCACATAAAACTGCCATAGTTTCATGGTTTGGAACGTTTATAGGTGCGTTAAATATAGCCATCATGGCGTCACCAATATATTTATCTACCATACCATCATAAGCTTTTACAGTATTAGCTTGTATCGTTAAAGCTTCATTCATGATTTTAGTAACTTCTTCAGGTTCGAGTTTTTCAGACATGGCAGTAAAACCTCTAACATCAGTAAAAAGAAATGTGCAATATCGTCTTTCTCCACCCAGCACTAAAGATTCTGGATTTTCTTGTAATTTTTTAACTTGTCTTGGATCTAAATAATGCTCAAACTGTTTTTTTATCTGTTGTCTCAGCTTGTATTGTTGTCTAAATCTGAGGTAAAAGGCTATGGATCCTGTTATAAATTCTGAAATTAATGTCCAAGATACATCAATTAATAGCCCTTTTTGTATTAAAGCATAGCCTGTTATAGCAGTAATTAACATT